AGCCAGGATGAGCTGGGAGCAAGTGGGGCCAGGATCGGGAATCTTCGGCTTTCCTGTGGTGAATGATCTGGTTCTGGTGGCTTTTGCTGATGGCGATATTGACCAGGCTTTTGTTATTAAAAGACTGACCTCAAAAGAAGATAAGATCCCACTTCAAGCCGCAAGCGGGCACTCGGTAATAAAAGCGTTAAATGGTAAAAAGGTTTTCATCACATCAGATACGAGAATCAATCTGTCTAAAGGCGATTCAGAACCATCTCAGCCTTTGGTGTTGGGTAATGTACTGAAGGAAGCTCTTTCAAGTTTGATTCAAGAAATTATCGGCCATACTCATATCGGTAATCTCGGCTATCCGACCGGGGCACCCATTCAAGCTGCGGCGTTTTCTTCCATAAAATCATCTCCGGTCGATGATAAAGCGATGCTCTCGGATATCGCTTTCACGGAGAAGGGTTGATGCCGCTTTCTGAAAGTTCTCTGGCCAATCGAATCAAATCGGAAATCCAAGGAGTATATGGTACTCCGTTGGATGCCTCAAAACTAAATCAATTTTGCGCTGCTTTAGCTAAGGCAATAGTGGATGAGCTAAAGGCAAATGCAAAAGTGACTGTTGTTGGTGTAACTCCAGGCGGCGGGTCGGCGACGGGGACGATTGCATAATGGCAAAGCTGGATGAGATCCTTTTCACAGACGTTTTACACAGGTCGGATCTGATAAAGAAATCCGACGCTGGAGACTTGGATCAGGTCTCAGGTCTTTAGAATTTGAAGCTGGCTTTGTTTCGTAGGCTGATGACCGAGCCTGGAACTTTGATTCATCGCCCTGAGTACGGCGTGGGAATCAAGAAATGGCAGAACGCGCCAGCAACAATGGCTTCCAAGAGATCTTTGGCTTTTGCGATTACCGATCAATTTCAGCGCGACTCACGAGTCGAGTCAGTCGTTGGCGTAAAGGTCATTGATAATGACCGTGAGCCTGAGAAATTCACTATTGTTGTTCGAGTCAAGGTGATCGGCTACGGCGAGCAGAGCCTAGAATTTATCCCGTTTAATGAGGTTCCTTAAATGTCATTAAAAACGCGCCAAGAGCTTTACGACATCATGAAGCAAGAGATCCAGGTCAATAACCCAGAGCTTTCCGATTGGGAAGAGGGTTCGATCCTTGATGGTATGACGGGCGCATCAGCCACAGCCATTTCCGAAGTGATGGGCCTGATTGTGGAAGAGTTTAACAAGACGTTCATCGACACAGCAAACGGCCCCGAAGTCACTGGCAGCACCGATGATCTTCAGACTTTGGCGGTGGATCACTTTGGATCTAGCTTCGCTCGTCCACCAGCTCAGAAAGCCGTTGGAATCGTCACTTTTTCTCGCCCTAAGATGGATGACGGAGACTGCACGATTAACGCCGGAACAATCGTCAAAACTGCCATTGATGCCAACGGTAACTCGCAGCGATTCCAAACCAGAAGCACAGTTGTCATTACGGGCCTTAGCATTAACGCTTCCGTTGAAGCCATCGAATCCGGTATTGCCGGAAACGTAGACGCTGAGAAGATCACGGCGATTGAAACAACTCTGACCGATCCATCCATCACAGTCCGAAACGATGAAGCAATGTCAGGTGGAGCTGAAGAACAAGATGATGCCCGCTATCGTCAAACGATTCGAGACAAGCTCGTATTAACTCGTGGCGCGGTCAAGGCTTCGATTGAAGCCGCGGCCCGTACTGTGGCAGGGGTGGAGCGAGCTACAGCGATTGAAGCCGAAATGCCAGTAATTCAATACGATGTGGCTTCAGGGGTTCCGGCAAACGGAGCGGCTTACTTTCTGATTCCGTTCGTGAGCCTTTATATTGCTGATGCGAACGGATCGGCCAATCCTGCTTTAATTGAACTCGTTCAAACGGAAGTCGATAAAGTGAGGGCTTTCGGTGCGAGAATTGAAGTCGTTGGCGCAAGCCCTCTTGAGCTGAACTGGAGTGCCGAGATCACCTTTAATCCATCCGGCCCTAACTTCGCAACGCTATCTTCCAACCCGCAAGCCATTTTGGACTCTATGAGTGAATACTTAAACGGCCTGGCGGTTGGCGTGGACTTTGTGAAAGCAAATGCCAATAGCGCAATCCTGGCAATCTGGGGGCAAGAGGGAACTGGGGATATTAGCTCGTTCTCTACGGTGTCACCTGTCGGAAATGTATCGGTTGGAGCTGGTCAAAAGCTGGTGGCCGGCACAATGGTAATTGGCTAAAAAGGGGAAGTCTGTGGCACTTACAAAAGAGCAGTGGGCCAGTAAGATCCGCACGTTTCTGCCGCAATGGTTTTTTGAAGTCGAAAACAATAACATTGCCTACATTAACGGCCTCTCGGCTGCACTGGCCGAGATCCAGTCGGCTCTTGAGCAGAACATCGAAAAATCTTTTATTGAAAATTCAAGCGGAACTCTTCTTGAGCTGCATGGTTCTGAGAGAGTTGTATCCAGAGCAACAAATGAAACTGATGCTTCTTATCGAGAGCGCATCAGACTGCTTTTGAATCTCACCAACTACTCAGAGCTAATGACTGCGATAAAAGCCGCTCTGAATAACGGAGAGCCAATTTTAATTGAAAACGACGATCACTCGTTTTTGGGTGACGATGAGTTCGGATTTTATCTTAACTCTGACAGTGCCGTTTTGACTGACCAATACAAAAATTGGAACTGGTTCACTGTATTAATTCCTCCGCAAACGGGAGGGGACGAAAACACTATCAGGCGCGCAATTATTAACACGCTCGAAGAAAACAAAGCTCTCGGCGTGACGTATGACGTTGTTTGTCTCTGAAAGGCCAAAGCATGAAGGTTGTTAATTTTAACGAGTTCGAGAAATTGCATTTTCAGGATCTGAACGACGCTCAAAAAGCGATTCAATCGGGCGTTTATGATTCCTTCTTGCAACTCTTCAATAACGAAAGCGGCTTCTTGAGAAGCTCCTTTGCTCCGATCCGGCAAAGTGCCACGACGTTAAGACTAAGCAAGGGAATTGCTTTTTTTTACGACTCTAGTCAAACGGGATTCAATACCAAGTACCGTCCAATTATTTTATCGGATAACTTAGATTTGACCATTGGATCTGCAAGTTGGTCAGCAGCTCCCACCGCACCCAATAAGCGAGTGGATGTGATTGCAATCAAGCCAAAGCTATCAGTAGCAGCGCAGTCGATTCGCAAGGTTAAATCAGGCGGCACGGGTCCCATCGTCAATCAATTGATAGATAAGTCTTTTGAGTTCACTTATGAAGTGAAAGTGATTCCAGGTGAACCTGGGCTTTCTCCAGAAGCGGCACCCGTGCCAGCAGGTTATATGACTGTGGCTGAAATCCTCGTCACTGGTGGATCTGGGATCGTCAGCACTGCCGATATTTTAGATTTAAGAAATATCCTTTACGCTCCTTCGCAAAACTCGGTCGGTGTCACCACACCAGGCGGCTATCCGTTTAGTCTTACAAAGGACATGGATGGAAGAACGATTCTGGTGGATACGTCATCAGCTCGTACTCTGACTTTGCCAGCTCCGCTTTCAGGCTTACGCTTTACAATCAAAGACGCTAAAGGATTAGCTGAGAAGAATCCGATCACTTTGGCCAGATTTGGCAGTGAAAAAATTGAAGGATTTCAGCTCAATTCAACTTTAGAAACGAATTGGGGAAGCTGGACAATTGTCAGCAATGGCGTGGATTGGTTTTTCAATGCCGAGCCAGCAAAAGATGACAGCCTTGCCATTGATAAAGTCTCAAGTGATTTAAGATCCGTATTTCAAAATATCACGATGCGAAACTGGAAGCTCGCCACCAATCCTGCGGCTCACAGCAATTGGAATGACATTGCATGGTCGCCAGAAAGAAAGATTTTTGTCGCTGTGGCCACTTCATCATTGATCGGAACTACTGCGGCGGACAATATTATTGCGACTTCTACGGATGGTTTGTCTTGGACGCTCAGATCAACGCCAGAGTTCAATGTTGGACTCTCTGCTGTGACTTGGGCATCAGGAATTGGGTTGTTTGTAGCCGTGCGAAGCAATTCGGGAACGGCGACCTCATTCAGCCGCGTGGTCACATCTCCCGATGGGATCACATGGACTGCTCGAAATGTATCATCTTCAAGTCGTTATCGCGCACTGTCTTACGGAAGACAAATCGGAACCAACGGGCTACTTGTTGCGGTATCTGAAGGGTCTTCTTTCAGCAATAACCGAGTCATCACATCCACCGACGGAATTACATGGACCGATAGATTGGTAGCTGGAAATCCGATCTTGCTCGATGTTGAGTGGTCGCCGAAGCTAGGGACCTTTGTCGCTGTTGGCGCAAACAACTACATCATCACCTCAAAAGATGGTGTGACTTGGACTCAAGCATCTGTTGCCGGATTTACATCGACGTATGAAATTCACTCAGTTTGTTGGTCGGAGGAGCTAGGCAAGTTTATCGCTATTGCTTGGTCTACTGATTTTGATGACACTGCGGTTTTAACTTCAACAAATGGCACATCTTGGACGGAAAATGTCGGCGCGCCAATTTTTTCGGACATCGTTTGGAGTCCGGCTTTGCGTTTGTTCATTGCTCCGAGCTTAAACACAAATCACGTTTTCACATCGCTTGATGGACTTGATTGGATGAGTAGAGCAATTCCATCTGCCGCAGCAATGAAAGCGGTCGCCTGGTCAAAAGATTTAGGACTGGCGGTTTCTGTGGGTGGTTCTGTGAATAACTCGCAAATTATTACTTCACTGTGATGAAAAAAAATCCCCCGAAAATGTTTTCTAAAAAATCTTTAAGGATCGAAAACAAACTAAGGGGGCCAGTGTGTATGAGGACATAACGATTGTAAAAGTGAGCTTCGAGGCCCTGGTGGGTTTTGCTGCGGCAATGTTTGTTCCATCTGTTGCGGCGGCTTGGGCTTTACTTCATGCGCTGGTTTTTAAGCCGCTAAATAGTCTCAAAGATGAGATCAGCGTTTTGAACTCTAGCTTTCAGAAGGTGTCCGTAAAGCAATTAAAACTAGAGTCCGACCATTCCGCTTTGGTTGTGATTCACGAAGCGAGATTTGATCGAATTGAGCAGGATCTAAGAGAGATCAGAAAAGAAATTAACTAATTTAGGAGGCAAAATGCTCGAAACTGTGAATTTGTTTATTACTTGGTGGGTGACTTCTGGTTTTCAATTCGTTGGCGCTTTGACTGCGGTTTTGAGCGCATTGATCGCTCTTTTTCTTCTCGTTCCTGGTGAGCAGCCAGAAAAAACACTTCAGGCAATCGTTGATTTCCTCTCAAAGTTTTCGGCGAAGTAAATGCTCGAAATCGTCAGGGCAGTCGCAAAACTGATTTTCCTGATTGACTCGTTCTTTAAGGCGCTCGTCCGTTGGCAAAACGGGCGGGCTGCTGAGAAGGCGAAAGAAGCCATTGATGAATCGGTTAAATCCGGCGATCAGAAAAAAATCGAAGAGGCAATTGGGAGCGAAAATGCAGGGAAACCCACCAAGCACCGAATACCGGATCTTAAAACTCGTCCTGTGCGTGATCGCACTCGTGACGATTAACGCTTGCGCTGGAAGAGACATTCGCAAAGAGATCGAAGCCGATGTTTGGAACATAGATCCGAAAGATCAGAGTATTTACCGGGTCGTTGAACAAAATGGAAAAAAGTATGAGGAATTTGTTTACTGCAAAGACAAATCCGCAAAGCTTTTTAAAGCCATTCACAATAACGATTTAAAAAAGTGGATGGATGAGTTTTTTAAAAATTGCACTTGTAAAGGCCAAAGCCTTTATGGATTTGAGCTGACCCAGCAATTTGAGGATTTGCAGTGAGAAAGATTCAAAAAGAAATGCTCGCTTGGCTCGATCAAAAGCTCTCTGAAAACGGCCTGGCTCAATGGGCTTTAAAAAACAAAGACCCAAGAGTTTTGATGATCGAAGCCGCCAAGGTCTGCGTTGGGATCAGAGAGAAGACGAATAAAAATGATGGTCCGATGGTGGAACTGATCCAGAAGACTCTTGGTGGCGCTGAAAAAGAACCTTGGTGCATGGGCTTTGTTCAGACTTGCGTTTCATACGCAGAAGAAAAGACTGGCTTTAAAAGCCCTTTGGTACATTCCGAGCACTGCAAAACTGTCTGGGATCGCTCACCGAAAACGCAAAGAGTTGAGACGCATCCTCTGCCTGGTGCTGTGGTGATATGGGTTTATGAGGGATCTTCTCGTGGCCACACAGGGATTTTGCTGGGAGCGGATGAGAATATCTTTCAAGCGGTTGAGGGAAACACGACTTCAGGACAAAAAGCCGGTGCCGGAATTATTAGAGAAGGCGGCGGCGTGTACTTCACTGAAAGAGAGATGCAGAATTTTCCGAATATCACGACAAGGTCGAAAATGAAATTGATGGGATTTTTGAAGCCGTTTTGATTTTTTCAAAAAAGGCCCGCTTGGTGTACGCAGATGAGGCTGCGGAGAAAAGCGAATCCTGCAACAACCCCCCGTAGGATCACAAAAGGCAAAAATGCGATGGCAGCAATTTCTTACCCTAAAGCCTATATGCCCAAGGGTTTTGTAAAACAGCTAACTTCAGCAGAAGTAAGTGAAAAGAAATTTAATCTCCCAGAGTCAGCGGAATACCCCTCCCTTGTCCGTTTGATTCCGAGAGGTGGGCCAGAGCAATTTCCAGGCATTGATTTCGATGTGTCTGGAAATGTTTTGTCTTGGTCGCAAATGGGACTCGATGGGTTTTTAGAGCAAGGAGACACTTTGCTCGTTCGCTATTAATTTTTTGGAGGGGGATCATGTCAAACCAGATAAAAAAGAAGTTTCTACGAGCCGATTCGGTCGATGGCAGAAAAGTATTGTTTCTAAATAACGAAGCATTCCGAACGGTCAAAGCAGACGGTCAAACAGAAATGAGCTTGTTTAAGCTAGATAGCAGTGACCGCTTTCAGTTGCTGACTCTTCCGCAAGTCAGTGTAGATCCTGCGGCTGCAAACGACGTTGTTCGCAAGTCTTACGTCAATGCAGAAGACTTGAAAGTTGCTCAAGAGGCGCAAAGCTACGCCGATCAGCAAGTCCAGAGTGAAGCTCAAGAGCGTGAGACTCAAGATGCTTTGATTCGATCTGAGTATGAAGCGGCTGATGCAAGTCTAAAGCAAGAGCTTGAGGCTTCGATTGCCGAAGTTCGCACTGACTTTGAAAATGCTGATTTGATTATCACTAACATGATTTCAGAAGAGTCTTCACTTAGAGTCTCTGAAGACTCAAGAGTCTTATCTGAAGCCAAAGCCTATGCAGACTCAAAAAGCCAGTCTTTTGGTCAGAACTATGCCATTGAGTCTTTCAGTGTAACTCAGCAAATTCTGGATCAGAAATACATCGAGCTTTCAAATAAAGCATTCCGGTTTTCGATTGTTCCGACAATCGCCCGCTTGATGCTGCTTGATAGCGTTGATTTCGATGTTGAAGTGGTTGGGACGAAAACTCGCCTGGTGTTCAAGAACTCACTTCTTCCTCTGACGGGTGCAGAGGCTCTTGAATTGGGTGATCTCGTCATCGTTCGATACCTAAAAGAAGTTTAATTTTAAAAAAATCAGTCATGGTGACTGAGTTGAAGGAGAAAGAATGTCTTTAAAGATTAAAGGCGAAGCGATGTACCGCAAAATGAAAGCGGAGCGCGAAAAGCTAGTCGAGAAATATGAAGCTGGCGGGACGATCCGCTACGACGAAGCCATTGGTCTAATTCCGATGGGCGGAAACCCTGCTGTATCTACTGCACCATCAGCAGTAGGCGGCGCACTTGTGGCGAACAACGGTCGTCGTGAAACTCGCGTTCCGGACTACCGCGAAGATGGCGCGTTGATCGGCACTCGCGTTGTGCTTGATCTTGCTACAATCAAGGCTGCGAACATCGCCGACGGCATCCCGAGCGGCACAATGATGGACGCGCTGAAGAAACGCGCTGCGGGCAAGACTATCCTCTTGTTCCCAGACGACGCGGCTCTCCGCTATGGCACGATCATCTTGGGTGAAGTGCCTTGCCAATTGAAGTTGATGGGCGACATCGTAAACGCAATTCGTAACGCTGTTTTCCCAGGATTCCAGGCCGCTAACCAGACATTGAACGGTGTTTTGAACACTGGTCTTGCTCACGCACTTCCAGGCTACGTTGAGCAAGAATCACTTTCTCACCGTGGTTACTACAAGCCTGTTAACTATCGTGGCGACGTAGAGTATCTAAAAGATCCAGTTTCGATCTGGGCAACGACTGATGCTTCTCGCCAGCCTTTCATGTTGTTCGGTGTCAATTCCGAGGTTCGTATGTGGGGAGAGGGGCAGGTAATTGATTTATCGGGGTTCCGTCTGGGCGCCCATGAAAGACCAAATCGCGTAGCTGCATTCTCGTCAATCATTGACTTGGCTGACGGACACTTCGCTGCATTGTCGAGCAAAGGCGCTCGTAACGCTCACATCTACTCTTCTAACGGCAAAGGTCGCCTTGCGCGGAACAACCACTTCGCAATTCGCGGTCATCTAGTTAAGGGTCTTCTCGTTGAGAACGTAATCTCTGGCGATAAGGACACTATCAATCACGGAAGCTACTTCGGGACTTGCGTACTAAATCAAAGTTCTGAGGTTTGCTTCGTCAACGTACACCAAGAAATGCTCAATAAAGCAGTGGCCAACTCTTCAATGGCTCTTGCTCACTACGCGCAGTTGACGAACATCGAGGTTCTTCTCGGATACTTCGAGCGCCCTAGCACATGGGAAACGTCTGGAAAATTTGCTTGCCCATGGATGAAATGGGAGCCTCTTGCAGTTGGCGCTACAGACACATTCGGAAACGGCAAGACAACTCGTTTGCCAGTTATCAAGTCTGAAGCAGAATTACAGGTTGCAGTAGGAACTGGAAATGCTGCAATTGCGGGTCTTTCCGCGCAAGCTGCGACTGAAGTGCGCGAAGCCCTTCTTTCCATGCAAGCGGCATATCGTATGTCGATGAAATCGGCTGACGACACTTACATTCAAGTCAATACTGGTCACAACGCTCTTAACGTAGTTGGTGCAAACCGCGCGGGGCTTCCAATGGATAGCTTGCAGCGCATGACTGACGTTAAGCAAATCCCACGTTCTGCGAACTTGATCGCGCAGAACCCACGCGTAGGCGAAGGTTTCCGTTACCCAGACAGCGTCTCCTATGGCCTCAGAGCTGGCGCAGAACTAGAGGGAACTGGAACGCTTGCGACATCTCGCGGTAGCACAATCCAAGACTTCTATGTTAAGGATTGCACGTTCGCGGGAATGCACATTACTGCAATGGAAGCTCCATCGATCTTCGTGGAAGGTCAGGGCTTGATGAAGACGTTCAACGGCATGGGCTTGAGAATGATTGGTTACTCGAACTCGGCTCTTGATGCTGCGGCTGTTGCTCCGTCTCTTATGCTCATCGACACCGATAGCTTCAACTTCCAAGTGCCGAAGGCTGGCCTTGTTGATAAGCCATTAGACTCATTCCAGCTTGCGCAGAAGGCAGTTGATAACATCAGCGACTCGACGATTAAGGCGGGTTGGACTGCGGCAAAGGCTCACGGCCTTTTCAAAGGCAACGACATTGTTGAAGCCGGTCTTTCTGCAATCACAGCAATCGGTCTGTTAAAAAAATACTACACGCAGACTGTGCCAAAGGCGCAACTCTCTGGCGTAGACAACTCGAACGTGGATATTGGCGTTCTGGCATGGCGTAAGAGCATGATGACGGCTCTTGGTGCGCGTACTGCAAACCACGTTGGTTTGAAAGGTGGCTATCAGGGCGATATTTTCATGGACGACGGCACTTACTACGGCTACGGCGAAATCAGACCTTGGTTCGTTGGCGTTGATGGGACTGTGAAAGATCACGACACTGAGATCATGCCTCAAGCTGCGGCTCGCACAGATCGTCGTCAGACGGTTGGTTATGTTGCTGCTGAATTGCCTGAAATTTCGGATTCTCTCTGGAAGTTCAAACTGGAAACAGGGGGCGCAGAAACTTTCCTGAAGCTCGTGACTGCCGACTCTGAGACGCCAGTGACTTATGAGCAGTGCGCGGCGGTCTTGGGCTTCGGCTCTGGCACTGGTCCGGTGGTGTACAAGATCACTCCAGGCGTTGACGGTCAGAACCACATTTATAAAGCATCTGCGTTCGGCGTTCGCTTCGACGAAGCATCTCGCGTAGTGGTTGAAAATGTCGAGATCAAAGACTTCGAGTCAATTGATGCCAAGAAGCCGGCTGAATACCTAGCTGATGCCATCGAGTTGGTGAACTACGGCATTGCGTCCAAAGATCATCCTAAGTTGCCTATGCTCGATCTGATCGGCGTTAGCTTGAGCGGTGTAACTGAGGCTCACGTTGAGGATGTCGTTGTTGAGAAGCTAGTTTCTTCAGGCTCCGCATTCGGTGGTCTCGTTGGCGGTAAGTCTTCCGACATCACAATCGAGAACTTCCGGTGCGAAGACTTGAGAACTGGCGCACCTGGGGTATTCGCTTCACCGTTTGGCGAACAGGACGCAGTTGGTGTCAAGGTTCTGAAGGGCGCTAACAGCGTGAAGCTCTCGAAGATCAAGGCAGAAGATTTCGACGGCGATCAGCATTGGAACAGTAAAGTCGTAGACATCGAATCTGAAGAAGTCGAACTGAAGTAATTATTCTCTCTTGTTTCTCTGGCTGGCCTCTGTAGTGGGGGCCAGTTTTTCTCTGTTTGGCAAACCTCTAACAAAAGGGAGTGAAGGGAATGGCACAACAGATTGTAAAAAAGTTTATTGCTGATGCAGCAATTGACGGTGAAAAGCTCTTGCTCGAAGAGGGGCAAGCGATTCGTGTTCAAGACGGTGCTACAGTAATCGACCTTGTAAAATACCAAAACGAAAAAGTTTTCGTTGCAGGTGATGAAGTTGCGATCCAATCAGCACTAGACGCTGAGATTCAATTGCGTGAGCAGGGTGATATTGACCTTGGCTTGCGGATTGACTCAACGGAAGACCGTTTGGACATCATCGAAGGCACTGGAGAAGGTTCCATTGCGAAAGCGGTTGCTGACCTCGTTGGTGCAGCTCCTTCGACTTTGGACACCTTGAAAGAGCTTGCTGATGCTCTTGGTTCAGATCCTAACTTCGCTGCAACTGTAGCAAGTCAGATCGGAGCAATTGAAGATGCTCTGGAAGACCACATTGAAGCAATGTCAGACGCTCACGACGCCGCTGCGATCAGCGTTGCTTCTGGTACTGGTCTGGTTGCTACTGACGTACAGGCGGCTCTTGGTGAGCTGAAATCTGACGTTGGTTTCGCACTCAGCGCAGCTCAAGCAGCTCAGAGTGAAGTTGACGCGCTTGAAATGACTGTTTCAGAACTTGAGACAGAAGTTTCTAGCATTCAGTCTACTTTGACTGAAATTGATGGTCGTTTGGATGCGGTTGAAGCAATTCTGCCGACCTACAAAAAAGAGAAGTTCGTTCTGACTTCAAGTGATCTTGCACATATCACTTTGGCAGAGCAGATCCTTGTCAATTCTCTCGTAGTTTCTATTGGTCGTTTGATGGCTCACGAAACAGACGATTACACTTTGTCCACAGTGAATGGCTTGACTCGTATCACCTGGGCGGGTGACTTCGCTGACATGAACTCAGAGCTGAAGCTAGAAGTTGGTGATGTGATTTACCTGACTTATGCGTATGTTGCGTAAGTAAGTTTAAGGGGGAAGGGTGACTTCCCCCTTTTTTCTTTGAGGATTTATGTCAAAGATTGATCCAAAGTTTATTTCTCAACTGATGACGACAGATGCAGAGCTAAATGCAGCGTTAGCTTTAAAGCAGAGTCTCGCAGAAAAAAATCAGCCCAACGGCTATGCTGGTCTTGATTCAAATGGTCGTGTCTTAGCGGCAAATCTTCCTGTCACTCAATCAAGCTCCACCGTAACTCCTGCGGGCGTGATTTCTTACTATCCCTCTGAAACCGCGCCTAGCGGCTGGTTGATTTGTGACGGATCAGCAGTTTCAAGAAGCGTTTACGCCGACCTTTTTTCTGCAATCGGAACAAGATTCGGAGATGGAGATAGTTTAACGACTTTTAATCTTCCCAACGCTTCTGGCGTTTATATTCGAGGATCTGGCATACAATCGTTTAGTGGCAAAACTTACTCAGCAACGTTCGGCGCAAAGCAAACTGATTTGTTCAAAACTCACAAACACAGAATGGCTCCAGGAACGGGTAACACGACAGCGAACACTTCCAACACGCCAAGGCGCTATCCCGATATTTCAAACGGGGTTCAAGCAAACTTTGCTGTCTATACTGACACGCCGGTCGATAGCTCCACGGCGAACGGTAATAACTCACCCACGGCAGATGGCGGGGCAGAGACAAGACCGGCTTCACTTGTTTTAACCACGATCATCAAGTTTTGAGGTTTTTCGATGAAGGCTTTTTCTTTTGATACCGATGGATTTTACGTTGGCGAAGTCAATCGTCAGAAAAGTCCTTTGGAGCCAGGAGTCTGGTTGCTGCCAGCAAGCTCAACTGATGTTCAGCCGCCTGAGTGCCAAGAAAACGAGAAGGCAATGTGGGATGGATCTGAGTGGATCATTGTATCATTGCCCGAACTCGAACAGCCGATCACTGAGCCACCACGATCAGCGCAAGAACTCATCAACGATGAAGCTTTGTCTTATTTAGCCATGACTGATTGGTACATTATCAGAGAAGTGGATGCAGGGATTCCCTGTCCATCAGAGATCAGGCAGCAGAGAGCTTTGGCTCGTTCGCGTATTGTGAGAGAGGAAGTCAGTGCAGTTTAAAGCTGGTAATTCGGTTCCATTGGTTTTGCAGCTCTTTGACGGGGCGGCTAATTATCACCCACTTGCCAGAGTTCTTGGGCCAACCGGCGATGAGATCGCAGAAGTGGAATTAGAGCATAAGGTAAGTGGCCTTTATGCCGGAACTGTGCAGATGCCGAGTGTTCCTTTTGTTGCTGTTCAATATTTTGTGTACCAAGACGAAGATCGCACACAGCTCGCTAGCAGCTATTCTCTCGCTGCGGAAGTAATCCAAAGGGCAACCCCTGAAGTGTCTAGCTCAATGACTGATCTGGTTGGCCAAATAGATGAGATTTCTCTCGATGGGTCGATAACTGATTTGGAGTTAATTGGAACTGTTAAGGAGAGCTAATGGCGGTCAAAATCGTTCACGGTGAAGACGTAACTCTGTCTCTTAAAATCAAAGACTCTGAGGGCAATCCTTACGACCTGACTGGAGTCACCGAGGTTACGGCAAGATTCCAAAAGACTGACAACACAGTTCTGTCAAAAACTCTCTCTTCGGGAGCGATTGTTACTGTTTCTGCTACACATGGAACTTTGAACGTATCACTTTCTGATACAGAAACC